GTGCCCCTTGGCCCACACAGGGTCCTCGGCCTTTTCGTACAGCTTCCCCGGGCCCCCGACGACAACAAAGGCGACGCGATCTCCCTGCTGAGGCTCAGACCCTGGGGCCCGGGCTCGAATCTTGTTCCTGACGGACACATGAGGCATCGGGACCTTGTATTCAGACCCGAGCTGCTTGCTCATCATCAACTTTTCGACCGGAACCTTACCTGTGGACAGTTGCTCAGACGCCTGGCGCGCAAAGGTAATCACGGGCCTCGGATCGCTGCTCTCGAGCATCATATCCAGAAGCGTCTTGAGAGTCTCTCGAACAAAGGGGCAACTGTCGCGACGGACCACCTGCAGACCCTTGATGTCAACCTTTTTGAACATGCAAGTCACCGAGCCGTCCGGGCGCGTTCGACCCTCCCACATCTTGGCCGCGTAACGCTTCTTGCTGTACAAAAAGTACGGACAGTAAACCTTTTCGAGCTCGAGGTCGTTCGGAGCCTTGAAGAGCTTCGTGCACTGTTCAGCGGCCAAGAGACCCTGCTGCCACGAGTAGTCGATAGCCTCTTGGCCCGTGCGACCCTCCACGTCAAACTCGACCATCACGGAGTCGGTATTCTTGACGATCATTTGCCCCACGCCCGCTTGGAAGGTTCCCGCTTCCGTCTCGAGATCGTAGACATACCCATCCCAAGATTCGTGAAGGACTGAGATTTTCTTGATGGCAGACGGGTCCTTTCGGAACGAAGACTCTGTCCACGTGAGCCGGAACACATTCGTCTTGTCATTTCTCGTATTGAGTGAAACCTTGTAGTTCATAGACGTCAGAAGAAGATAATACCATTGAGCAGTCACCTGGTTTTTCGTATCTATTCTATGGCACCCACCGGTCTCGTTGTCTCGACGACACCCATCGGAAGCCCACAGCCCCTTCAGAAACGCTTGTTTCGAATCATAGTCGGAAAAGACAAACTCAGGAATTTTCTTCGCCTGACCGTCATAGCACCATTCTCTCCATTCTGAGACGAGTTTCACGATATCACCCCTCGGGCCAAGTTTGTACACACCAGAACTTTGAAGAGTGTCCATTATAACAAACCCATAATCTGGATACATAGTCTCAAGTATAGTTTTACACTTGTCAAGCAAGTCAAGATCCTGATTATTAATACACCACGTTGTCTTGCGGCCGGAAGGGCAGTGATATGAACCGCACGAGCCGTCTCCAACAAACATCCCGATAACGAAAAGGGCATCGAGACTTTTTGTATTTTCCATATCGACCATTGACGGAAACGAGTGTAGTAGTTTCTGCCCAACCATGACATCTTTGGGCTTCAGAAGTTCCACCCCAGTTCCCAGAAGAGAGTGATCTTCAGTCACGTCAACGAGCCCCGTATGAGTCAGGACGCGATAGATCTTTTTGGAACACTTGTGCCGAATAACGCGCGTAATGGGCTGCCATCCTTTGTGAGTCCATGCTTCGACTCCCACAACCTCTGAAGACTCTTTGTCAGTCCCCTCTTTGAGAAACCCCCCGTACGTCTCCCACGTGGTCGCCAGGTTTTCTATTTTCATTGGACCGAAAACTCCATTCATTTTCACAAGAACAGGAGTCTCTGGCATCACAGAGTCACCA